ACACCGAGCTTTCAATATAATGGTCTCCATCTATTGTTTCTTGATGAATATAAAATCCATCTTTTCCTGACGGTTGTCCTATATATAGAGTTCCGTTTTGATCTGTTACTTCTGCCATTATTTATCCTATGTACTTATTGAATCAATATAGCTGATGTATGCAGCTACCGAATTAGTAGCGCTACTTTGCGCCTTTAATACATCACTACTCAACATATTAATTTTTGCACCGCCTTGAATAAGCTCTACACTTGCTTTTGGTGGTAGCCCTAAATCTTTAGCCAAATAGACTATAGAAGCAGTTGAGCCTGCACCTCCAGCATCAATCCAAACACTTACTGTTAGCGCTGCCGTTGTTATATTAGTTAGTCGAATACCAATTAAAGCGTCATCTGAATTTGAAGTTAATAAAGTATGTGCCGAACTGGTAACTTGCGATTTAAATACTCTTTCAAAATCTTGAGCCACTTGTTATTCTCCTTTAGTTAAAATTATAATGCGACAGCCATAGCTAGAGCAAATCCAGCAGTAGCTTTCGCGTTTAGTTGCGCCTGAATGTCGCTACTTACATTTGATAAATAACCATATTCTGTGTCCGAGACTGAAGTCCCGCTACCAATTTTAGTGGCAGAAATTCTGTTTACATTAAGGGTTATATTTCCTGTGCTTGTTATCGGCGTATTGCCAATAGTAAATTCCGAACCTGATTGTGTTATACCTACAGACTCCACCGTACCTGTGTTTGATGGGGTCACCTGGGTATATGTTATGTTAGTTGAGCCTATTGATCCAGAATTATCAGTAACACAAAGAAAGATTTTGTCATTATTGCTTGAGCCCTGATTAACAACTATCATACCTCCCGACAACTCAGCGATTGTGTCGTGTTCCGGATCTCGAGATGCAGCCCCAGCTCCCGAAGCCACAGCTAAATATAAACCGTTTTCAGTTGCCGTGCTTTGACTCTTTAATAATACGCGATCTCCAGCCACAAGCGTAACGCCATCTATTGAATCACCTGCTTCTAAACCATTTGATATATTTACATTTCCCGTTGAAGCACATTCAGCCACCGTTCTGTTACGAAGTCCAGCAATGGCTTGGTCGACGTACGATTTGTTAGCCACGTCTGTGTTGTTAGAAGGAGTACCCATTCCCGTGATTGCGCCACCCGATATACTTACCGAGTTAGACGCCTGAGTTGATATTGTTCCTAATCCCAGATTCGTTCTTGATGTAGAAGCTGAAGAAACGTCACTTAAATTTGAAGCTTTAACTAATTTACCCGTTAATTGATCTTGTGCGTTTGAAGATAAAGTTGAAATGTATTGAAATTCTGTGTTGTTTACTGAGCCGTTTGCAATTTTTACAGCATCTATTCCCGTTGCAACTTGTGAATTTGCTATTGTACCCGTTAAAGAAGAAGTAGGATAGTTAGCTGCATCTGTTAAATTTAAAGCAGGTGTTGTGTCCGACCCTCCTAAAGCAACTGTAATGCCACCAAAGTTTACGCTATCATTAACGAGTTCCGCGTTTGCTACACCACCATCTTTAATAGTCACTACGCCAGAATTTACGGCGAAGTTATCGGAAGAAAATGAAGCTACTCCTTTATTTGATGTAGTTGCTAGTTCTCCAGATACGGTTAAAGTTTGTCCTGAAGCTACGGTATCAATACCTTCTCCAGCTGCAATAGTAAAAGTTTGTGAATCTAAATCTACCGCTCCGCTTCCCGAAGCACCAGCAAAATCTAAATCCTGCGCAGTTACGGTTGTGTCGATATATTGTTTTACAGAATTTTGACTTGGAGGAAGTATCTGACTTGTACCTAAAGAATTATTATTAATAACCGGTATAGCCGGATTAACGTAAGGGCTACCAACAAAAACATCAACCGTTGTATCTCCGGCATGAATACTACCTGAATCAAAAGTAAAACTAATAGTTGAATTTGTACTAAAAGAAGCCGTAGCTATAACACCATAAATAGTAGATGTATTTTGCCCCACTATTTTTATACGACGTCCAACATGATAATCTGATATGACATTAGTAGAAGCAACTGTAACAGAAGTAGAAGAAGCTCTAGTAAACGTACAAGGCGTTTGGTTATTAGCGTTACGATCTCCAACCCTAAACCACTCTTTATCGTTGGCGTAAGTACGAAGGTCGGCTAATTCATTTCTAATTGCATTATTAACGTCAGATGGCAACATACCCTCTGCAATACTAATAGAATTTATAAGAGTATTGTTTGATGAAGTTGTACTATAATTTGATATTGTCATTTTAATTTCCTATTTTAATAATCCACGTAAACCGTTATTTTGTTCTGTTGCTCCTACACCTACACCTACTGCCGGAGTTGTTTTGTTTGCTAGTAATCCTAGTCTTGTTGAAATATTGCTAGTGTTATAATTTGGTCTAATAGCTCTTTGATAAAATGGTGTTTCAAATCCTTTTCTTAAAACTGGTCTTACCATAGTTGTTGCCATACCAATCGGAGAACCTGCAGCTGCAGAAGCTACTAATCCAAGTCCAAAATCAGCAAAACTTACGCCTTTACTATCGTTTATAACTTGAAAAGATTTAGGCGATATATTGTAAGCGTCCGCTATTGTTTTTAATTCGTCTGTTAAATATTTATTTTTTGCTAATAAACCTGCTGCAACATCACCAGTTTCAGCTTTAAATGCATTTTGTACTGCGTTAGCTTTAGCAAGAATAACCCTATTAGTTTTAAAAGTTTCAATTATAGATTTATCTACACCTTCAATATTATCTATATTACGTCCAATTAAATCTAGTAAATCGTCAGCTAAAGAAGATTGTACTTTTGCTTGTGTTTGTTTTGCAACGTCATCACCAGCTTTCCATAAAGCTTTATTTTCTTTTTGTATTGCTTTAACTAAAACAATAATATTAGAAGAATCTAAATTTTCCATTTCTTCTAAATTTTTAATTAAACTATCTAATTTAGGTATTTTTCTATCCGGTAATTGATTAATGACTTTTTTATAATCGGCTATTGAATCTGTAATATTTTTAGTAAAAATATCATCTTTTCTCATAGTACCAAGTTTAGAAATATCATCATAAACTTTACTTGCATTATCTCTAATAATATTAATAGCGTCGTCAGTTAAAGGTTGATCGTCAGCTATGCCTAAAGCTTTTTTAACTAATTCGTTAGTTGTTATTTGATTTTTTAAAGAAGCACTTTGTGCTGTTTGTATTTTACCACCAGCACTTTCTATTATTTTTTGGGTAGTCGATCCTTTATTAACTTGCGAAGGAGGAAAAATAAAACCTACGTCTTGCGCTTTTTTTATTGATTCATCTCTAACTTGATTTTGTAATTTTAATTTATTTAATTTACCACCGCTAGTCGCTATTCTATTTTGAAGAACTTTAGCTAATTTATCACCGCCTATTTTACCTACAAAACCACCACCTGCACCTAAACCGGTATTAATTAATCTTGATTGATCTTCTGTACCTAGTGTTTCATCTTGGCTTGTTGTTGGTTGTGCAGCCCCTAAAAGAGCACCCGTTGCTGCTAATCCGGTTGCGGTATTTAAACCTGGAACAGGTAAGGTAGCTAAAGCCGGTAAAATAGTAGCGCCTATATTTCCAGCCGTTCCATAACCCGTGCTTAAAACTTGTTTATCTTTAATAGCGTTTTCGTTAATTATATTTTGTAAATTTTTTTCACGTTCGCTTACACCTGGAACTAAACCTCGAATAAATTGTTCTGTTCCTAAACCTAAATTACGAAAACCAATTTTAGCACCAGCAACAAGATTACCTTCGTTTTCTTTTCGTTTAATATCTTGATTAACAATTTCTTGAGCTTTATCGCTACCAACTAAAGTAGTTAATCTTTCTAATTTTTTTGCTATAGCATCATCTATTTCGCTCATTTTTTATCCAATTCTTTTAGTTTTTTGTCTAATAAATTATTAAAAAATATTTTTTGATCTTCAGAATATCCGGTTATGTCTACCGACCCTAATTCAGTTACATCTAAAAGTCTTAAATTTTTTCTAAATTTTAAATTATCTTGGCTAAAATCTTCTTCGGTGTATTCTCCACCTAAATCTAAACCTTCTGTATTAATTTCATAACCTGCAAAAACCATAGAAGGAGGAATACCTAAAGGAGCATATAAATTTTCACTTCTATCAGTTTTATAAGAATCGTAATCTGTTACTAATCTATTAACCGTTTTGTTTGCAAGATTAACAATTTCTGTTTTAATATCAGGCGGAAATCCTTGCCCTTTAAATTTTTCTAATCTAATTTTTAAATCTTTATATAAACCTTGAAAAGCTTGGAATGACCTTACTTCGCCTTCTCTAACTACTGAATCATCAAGTTGTTTAATAAATTTAATCATTAAAGCGTAAGAAGAAGCTCCGCCTTCTTGATTTGCAGCATCTAGTATTTGTCTAAAATTAGAAACTCCTTTTTGCACGGCTTGATAAGTTGCTTTTTCATCTTTGTTAGATGAAATTATTTGTTTAGAAAAATCTTGTACAGTAGTTGGTTTTCCTAACGTAGCAAATTTTGAAGCTTCGTCATAATAACCTTCTTTAATTAAGTTTTTAGCTACTTGACTATAATAGTCTTTATCGTTTTCAAAATCATCTGGGTTTAAAGATGAAAATATTTCTTTTACGTTTTCGTCTTTTAATAAAGCTTTATCAAAAACTACGCCTTCTCGTTCTTCTTTATTTTCGGCAATAGCCATTTCTTTTTCTTTTAATAATTTTGTAAATTCTGCGTTTTCTTTAGTTAATGCTCTATCTTCCGCTTCATTACCGCGTTGCATTCCTAAAGCCAAAGCTTGTCCTATAGACGTAGGCATATTTGAATATCCCGAAGCTTCTAATAAACCTTGTGCCATTCCTTCTCCATAAGGGGAAGCTACAAAGTTTAATAAATTGTTTTTTAAATTAGGCGTTGCGGTATCTACCGTTTGATTTTGCATTTTTCTAGCATTAGCCATTTCAATCATTTTTTGATTTGAAACTGGAGAAACTGGTTTATTATATCCATAAGTATTTGCAAAACTAATTCCAGGTTGTTGAATTGTTTGTCTTGGTAAAATACTACGTTTGCTTTTATTACCTATTGCGCTATATTTATTCATTTGGTCTGTTGTTATAGCGTTTGTACTTCCAGGATTGCTAGTAGCGTTACCTCTAAAACCACCTAAAACCATATTTCTATAATTGTCGTAAACGTTTGCCATTAAAAGAATCCTCCTAATAAGCCACCGCCGATTGCACCCATACCCGCTCCCAATCCAGGAATCATACCGCCCATTTTAGCGCCTTGCATAGCTCCGCCTAAAATTCCTGCGCCGGTATTTCTAAATACTGGGTTTGTTGTAGTTGTTGTTTGTGCGTACGGTGAGCCAATAGAAGCTAAATATTCTCGTAGTTTAAAATATGGTTTGTTCTGTTCGAAATCAAAACGTCCTAATGCGTCTTGAATTTTAGCTTGTTCTAATGTTTCTTTTTCAGCGCCTACTTGTCCTAGTCTAGTAATATCGTCGTAATCCGCTTGGGCTAATTGAGGGGCTATAGAAGTTGCATTAACCATATTAGCACGTTCTTGATTGTATTGATCTCCGTAAACTTGTTGTCCTACTTTTCCTAGTTCTCTAGCTAGTATTTCTTGATTTGCTCCACTACCCAGTCTACCCGCTTTGCTAAATTGCGATTGAACGCCAGACGTAACGTCACCAGCTATTTGATTATATAAAGCTTGGCTATAAGGGTTTGACGTAGGGTCTAAATATTGACCTGATAATATATTATTAATTTCGTTTTGCGACGATCCTAAAAGAGGATTACCTTGTAATGCTCTAGCTGTTTGTAATTGTAAAGCAGCGTTTGTTTCGGGGGCAAAATCTGTATACGTTTGATTTGGGTAATAGTTAGGCGTAGCCGATTGAAATAAATCTTGCGCTTGTCCGAAAGCTTCTGATAAATATGGTTTTACAAATTCGCTGGGATCAGCCGAAGTTGTTGTTGTTACATTTGTTGGGTTACTACCTTTGCTCATAATTCCTTACTCATTAAATATATATTTTGTTTAAATCCTTTAAGTTTTCGCAACCAACCCTTTCGCCCAGCGATTTCTACCGCTTGGCAATGGTTATTTATTGCAAAACTTTCTATTTTGTCTTGGATATTTATTATCCAATTATTAATATTATTTCCTCCCGCGAGGACATAACGTAAAATTCTTTTGCGAGGATAGTCTACTACTTCGGTTACTACCGCGCTTTCTACTTTTCCTTCCCAACTAATAAATAGTTGAAACTTATTTATTTTAATACCGTCTATTATATCTTTAATAGTATAGGTATCGTCTAAAGCTTTTTTAATTAAAGGCTCTATTTGGTTTTGTATAACGGGTATATCTTCAGCGGGTACTTTTACGATCATCCAATAACTACATAAACAAACTTCTGATCAGTATTACCAGAACTAGCATGTGTCAAAGTTGCCGATCCGTTTGCCCTTGCGGAAACATAAAGGTTTCCTTTTGCAGAATTCGAATTAGCATTTGTTGGCTCTAGTATAATTACAGAATTAACGCCTATTCTTTCATCAACTAAATTTGTTGATGTTGCCGAAGCTGTTAAAGTAACTTCGCCCGTAGAATTTAATTTTCCGTCTAACGTATTGTTTAATACGCTTGATACAAGTCTTAAATGTTGCGCTTGATCTGGCATTGATATTGGCGCTCGTAAAAATTGGTTTATTGCCATTATCGTTTACCTTCTTTTCTTGAATCAACGTCTACACCAGACATAGTTGTAAAGTTTCCCGTTACCCCTATTCGTAATCTATGATATCGGCTAGTTGTACGAAGGGGGCAGCTTCCATTTGATAATGAATTTACTGCCGTCCCTGTCGTTACAGCATCTGCTTGGGAGGAACGCGAGATTGGAGTAACCGTAATCGTTGTATTATCACTTCCGTTAGCGTCTACTATCGGTCTAGCTTCAATAAGTGTACTTCTTGAATTTTCTGCTCCTTCAAATTCGGTAGTGTCTACCGTTGCCGATAAACTATTACCTAAAAACTTTCCAAAGCGATTATTAGAATCAAAACCCGCTAAACCAATAACGCCTTCGTCATAAAAAAAACTATCAAGACTTTTCGGAAGTCCGTCTAAAGTACCTAAAGCGTTTAGACTTTCTAACGTTGTAAAAGCTTCTTGCGAAGCCGAATTAATAAACTGTAAATCTTGTCCGCTACCGGTAGACCATTTATCAACGTTAAAGTTATAACAAATTAATTTATTATTAACCGTACCGCCACCGGTTGCCCCACTACCTCGATAAGACCAAACTACCATACTATTATTGGGGTCAATAGCGCTAGTTATTCCTTCGAAATTGCTTGTAACGTCATTTAAGAAGAAGTCATCAATCTTACCTCGACCAATAGGCACTAATTGTTGTCCGCCGGATATTTTATAAAACCCATCTTGCGCTAAAAAATATACGTCAGATCCAAAACTTGCTACCGATTTCGGCGCGAAAGCTCCTATTGAATCAGCAATCTTATCAAATTGAAAAATAAGAGGTGAGCCAACGTATGACATACGATAAATAGCTCGTTCTAAAAATATAATTCCAAAACTTTCTCCCCCTGATATTGCTTGAATACCACCGTGCGCTCCTACAATATCTTGAAAACCAGATTGTGTTGTACCGCTTGGAGTCCATGTAGAACTGTCATTAATACCAGACCATTTTACGCGTTGATTATAAGCTATATATTTAGCTAATTTATGCGTTTGTGCGCTACCCGAAGGTGCGGTTAAAGTTATAATTGTACCCGCTACCGCGTTATTAACGTTAGTAGCTAATCGTACATTATTATTATCTACTTTATTAATATAGTATCTAGTACCGTTTACTAAATTAGTTAAATTTGCATTACCGTTATTATCGTAAGTAACCGTGTCGCCCGTACTATAACCGTGCGAAGTTATAGGAATAGCGTTTGAACTAATATTATTAGCCGTAAAAGTTTTAGCTGTTTCGTAATCCGTAACATAACCCGTAACAACAAAATCACGAATAACACTAATATATTTAGCAGCAAAATCTGTTAAGTCTGCAAATAAACCACCAGCGCTTTCATCAAATTTTTGTATATTATCATAACCGTTTGTTGCGATTATATTTGTACCAAATTGTGTAAAAGCCCAAAAATCTCTAGTACCCGTATTCGTATTATTACTATACCCGCCGGATTTAGATTTATCTTGAAATACTAAACTAGAATCCATTTGATATAATTTAGTAGTATCACCAGCGTAGTTAGTAACTCCCCCCGACGTAAACGAAGAAAATAAACCAACCGGAGTACTTGTTAAACCCGTATTGCTTAAATGAACAAAAGAAGGGAAACTTCTATATCCTTTAGTTAAAGGTATAACGTTATCTACTTTTATTGCACCGCTGTTTTGATAAGTAGGCAAATCGGCTTGAAGGTCACCAAACTCAATCATTTAAACCACCCTAACGGCAGACATTTGTAAAGGCGCAGAAGATTCACGTCCTCGTTGCGCTGATTTATTAGCGGAGTCTACCCCTTCTTTATACAAAGAAGCCCAAACTTTAAGTCTTTCATCTTGCATTAAGAATGGCGCACTTTCTCCTAATGCCCCGTATAAATAAAGATCGGGGAAATTAGTTAAAACGTCGTTAGTCGTATTTGTAGTTGATAATCCCGTAGGTCTTTTAAAAAAACCAATTTCTATATTAACAACACTATCTGGAGCAAAACCGATATAAATTTTACTTCCAACTATAGTATAGTAAGTAGAAGCTCCCGACCCTTCGCCTAAATTATAAACTCGAAAGAAATCGGCAGGAGCCATAAAGCTTAAAAAGTTATACGGTGTACTTTGTAATAAAACGTATCTAGCTTCTAAATAACCCGTAGGTAAATCGTAAGCTTGAGTACCCGAAACAGTTTGTATTGTAGCATCTACGCTTTCCATTTCTCTTAAACGTAAATCTCTAGCCATACGTGATTCTGCTAAATCAATAAACGTATCTAAATATTCCGATAAATCAGTTCTATTTAAGTACGAAGCTATTTCTAATTTTAAGTTCGCGTAAGTGTCTAAAGCCATTAAATTTTTCCATTATAAAGTTTAAAAACGCCATTGTCAGGGTCGTTTAACCATTTTCTAAAGCGTATTTTATCTTTAATAGCCCCAGCGTTAGTCATAATTCCTTTTTGCGCAAGTTGTTGAACAACAATTAAAGGGATAGACGCTACTTTTGTCATACCCGCATGTTTACCCAGTTCGCCTTTAAATTTTAAATTATTATTTCCTAAATTAGATTCTTTTTTATTCATATCTAATAAAGGTTGAACGTCCTGCACATCTTCGAAGTGATATTTATTTTCACTATCGTCGATGTGCATTCTTGTTTTAAGTGTAGACGGGCTATTAGCCTCATCTATCCAAAGTTTTTTTGTCATACCATTTCGGTCGCGTATAAACTACCACTTGTAGACGCTTCTCTAATAGCTCCAATTTTATCTCCACCGCTTACTTTAATTAAAATAACTTCATCTTTTGGTAAATAAGATCCAGCATTTACAGTTGCGGTTGGAGTAGAAGCAACAACAAAATGACAGCCAGCAGTTTTTGCACATAACATTACATAACTTGTATCAGCACTAAAAGCATTTGATTGAGGTACTGATGAAGCAGTAAAATCAATTTTATGTACTGTTGATGGTCTGCCATAATATATTCCTGCATTAGCCATAATTACCCCATTCTTCTGATTACGAAAGTTACTTCAACCTCACATGCAGTTGAAGAAGCTCCGTCAGTAATCATTTCTATTGGAGTTCCTTCCGGTACATAATTAGCACTTGAAGGTGTTGCATGATGAACTGTTCCTGCAGCTGATCCACTATGAGGTACGGTAATTGCACCACCACCCACTGCTACTCCGCCTATCTCAAAAGATAAAGCTGCGTTAGCAGAAGATATTGCATTTTTTAAAGTAACGTAAATTTTTTGTATTTTCCCACTATCAGGTACAGTTACAAAATAACTTCCACCAGTTGAGATAGTTGTCATTTTTGATGTTAAAAAATAATCGTTTAATGTTCTCATTTTTTTTTTCCTATTGTTCCGATTTTTACAATCTTCAATAAATAAAGGGCGTACTAATTACGCCCCTTAATATAAAAATATAAATTTATGCTGTTAATGCAAAAATTCCGAAGTTAGAATTAGGGCTTCTTGCAGTCAAAGTGTACTCAGTAAGTATCATGCTTCTGTCTGCATCTCCCGTTTTTGCTAATTCTTTAGTTTGGAAGGGTCTCAAATATGAAAGTTCCCATTTATCCATTTCTAAAATATCAACTCTGTTATCTTGTTGGAATCTATCTGCAACAAATGATGTTTCACCAAAATCAGAAACATAAACATCAACCGCACCGATTACTCTTTTATCAGCAATGTTGTTTGTGTTAGTTGCGATTCCGTTAAAGCCTGAAGCTGTTTGTTTGTGTGAAGCAGTCATAAGCACTACATCTGGATTTCCACCAAGTTCAAAAGATTTTTTTAAACCTGCTTTTAACAGTTCTTCAGTATAAGCTCTTAAAGTTCCGTTAGCGTTTCTTTTTGTTAAGCCATCTCCAGTTGGATTATTTTCTGCACCACCAGCATCTGCATAAGTAGTGTCAGCAGCGTCGGAAAAATTTGAAGCTGCAGTTGCAGTTCCAGCAATATTTCCTCCATACCATGTGCCAACCGATCCGAGATTACGAGCCGTTCCAGCTGCGCCAATAGTTTTAAAAGTTTCAGCGCCGATACAAGTAAATTCTATATCGCGTTTTAACTCTTTTCCAGCTTTGGCTAACTGATAACTCAGTTCGTCGCCCCGACCTGCATTTGTTACAGCTTGGTCAGTTCCGGTTACGCCAATTACTTTATTTGAAATTTGCGTGAAGTTACTTAATCTAGTAGTAGCAACTGTTGCTGTATTTGCAGCATCATCACCCTCTATTTTTGCATTTGCACCAGCAGCTGCAAGTCCATCTGTTTGCCACTCGTGTGTTGTTTGCGCAGCGCTGCCTTGTCCAGCATTACTCATGAAAGGTGTCTCAGTTGGTGAAATATTATATATCACGTTTATAAGATCCTCACGAATACCCACGCGGTCGTATGTTTGT